AGTTTACATTCCCATTTGTGTCAGGAACTTATAGATTGAGTTAATCAATATGGCCGCACCGATAGGTAATACAAATGCAGTAAAGGGAAAGATGTTCCATGACGCTTTGCGTAAGGCGCTGGTTCAGAACCCTCAGAGACTCCCAAGGATAGTAGAGACGCTACTAACTCAGGCAGAGCTGGGAGAGGCTTGGGCAGTCAAGGAAGTAATAGACAGGCTAGACGGCAAGGCAATCCAGATCAACCAGATGGAGAACGCCGATGGCTCTCCAATCCTTAATGCGATACAGGTCACGTTCATAAAGCCGCCCGAGACCATTGATGTCTAGGGTAGAAATTGGATTGGCTACGCTTTATCTTGGTGATTGCGCTGAGGTCTTACCTACGCTTGGGCAAGTCGATGCGGTGGTAACTGACCCTCCCTATGGGATTGGTGAGTCTGCTGGTAAAAACAAAAGCAGAAACAATTTAGCAGTTGCTAAAGATTACGGTAATGACGATTGGGATAAGTCACCAATATCTGATGACTTAATGAGCCTAGTTGTGGCTGCTGGTCGCAAGGCAATTGTTTTTGGTGGAAATTACTATGCTATGCCACCAACTAAATGCTGGTTGGTATGGGATAAAGAAAACGGAGAAAACGATTTTGCTGATGCAGAACTTGCTTGGACAAACCTTGATAAGGCGGTCAGATTAAAACGATATATGTGGAATGGAATGTTGCGAGCCAATAAGGAGCCTAGAGGCGACCATCCAACTCAAAAACCAATTGGCATTATGGAATGGTGCATCAGCCATCTGCCAAATGACTCTCAAACTATTCTAGACCCGTTCATGGGGTCTGGTACTACCGGGGTTGCTGCGGTCAAGATGGGCCGCAAGTTCATTGGAATTGAGCGCGAACCAAAGTATTTTGATATTGCTTGCCAACGGATTGAAACCGCCCAAGCTCAAGAAAGGTTGTTTGCTTGACTGAGGACAGGGAGCTGCTCGAACAGGCCGTAGCCAAGGCCGAGTTCCCGGTCAAACTTGCGTGCCTTTTTGAGCCCAAGCGTTACAAGGTTCTCTACGGGGGCCGAGGCGGGTCTAAGTCTTGGGGAGTGGCTAGAGCACTGCTAATCAAGGGAGCCAAAGACCCGCTACGAATCCTCTGCGCCCGAGAGTTTCAGGTCTCAATTAAGGACTCAGTCCATAAGCTCTTGGCTGACCAGATAGCTCAGTTGGGTCTATCGGAGTTCTACGAGGTAACGAACACCTCAATCAGGGGTAGGAACGGAACCGAGTTCTTCTTTGCGGGACTGAAGAACAACATTATGTCGATTAAGTCGTTTGAGGGTGTGGACATCTGCTGGTGCGAGGAAGCCCAGACCATCTCCAAGACTAGCTGGAACGTACTGATCCCAACCATCCGTAGGGACAACTCAGAAATCTGGGTCACCTTTAACCCGGAGCTAGAAACTGACGATACCTACCAGCGGTTCGTGATTAGCCCGCCTGAGAACGCGATAGTCCAGAAGATCACATGGCGCGACAACCCGTGGTTCCCTCAGACCCTGCGGGAGGAAAAGGAAAACCTTGAGATCCACGACCACAACGCCTACCTAAACGTCTGGGAAGGCTTATGCAGACGGACGGTCGATGGCGCGGTCTTTGCCCAAGAGATGACTCTGGCTGAGATGGACGGACGGATTACTAAAGTCCCATATGACGCTATCAAGCCCGTCCACGCGGTATTTGACTTGGGCTGGGCTGACAACACGGCAATATGGTTCGTACAGTTCATAGGCTTTGAGATCCGGTTGATTCGTTACCTTGAGGACAACCAAAAGACCATGAGCTACTACTTGGCCCAGCTTCAGTCATTGGGCTACGTTTACGACACCATCTGGCTACCCCATGACGCTGAGAACACGACCCTAGCTGCGGCTGGTCGGTCGATTGCGGACATAGTCAGGGGAGCGAACTACAAGGTGCAAATCCTACCGAGAGTGCCGGTTACGGACTCAATCAACGCCGCCCGCACGATTTTCCAGAAGTGTTACTTTGATAAAGAAAACTGCCACCAAGGGCTACAATGTCTGCGCCACTATCGGTATGATGTTGACCCAGATACTAAACAGTTCTCCAAGTCACCGCTACACGACATTTATAGCCACGGCGCGGACGCGTTTAGGTATATTGGATTGGTGGTAAACGAACCCCGGAAGGCTGGCCCAAAGAAGCCGGTGTACCAGATTCCGGGCTCATGGATGGGGTAAATTATGGCAAAAGTAGACGTTCCGAGTGCTATCCCTGCGGACTCCCGCATACAGGAAGCAATCGACTTTCTTAAGTTTTCCAACGAGGCTGACACCGAAAACCGGCAAAAGGGTCTCGATGACCTAAAGTTTTCCTCTGGTGACCAATGGCCCATTGAAGTTCAGAACTCCCGCCACCTAGAGGCTAGACCCTGCCTGACCATCAATAAGCTAGATGCTTACGTCAGACAGATAGTCAACCAGATGCGTCAGTCCCGCCCACGGATGCGGGCTCACTCAATGAACTCCGAGGCCAACGCAAAGGTTGCGGACATCATCACCGGAATATTTAAGCACATCGAGGTCAACTCTGACGCTGATACAGCCTACGATACCGCTGGCGAGTACGCAGTCCGGATTGGCTGGGGCTATTGGCGGGTCATCACCGACTATGTGCGCGAGGATTCGTTTGACCAAGAAATCTACGTTCGTCCTATCGACAACCCGTTTTCGGTCTACTTTGACCCTAACTCCATCCAGCCTGACGGTTCGGACGCTGAGAAGGTCTTGATCACCACCCTGATGTCTAAGGATGACTTTAGGATTCAATACCCCGGAGCTGATGACGGCGGTGACTTCAACCAGCGCGGAACGGGGGACTTTGACCCCGATTGGGTTCAGAAAGAGGACATCCGGGTTGCTGAGTATTTCTATTGCGAGCGCAAAAAGACGAAGCTTTTGCTGCTTTCCGATGGGACGAAAGTCTATAAAGACGAGGCTCCAAGCCCTGAGATTCTAGCTGCGGCAGGGATTATGGTGGTTGGCGAGCGCGATACTATGCGTAAGCAGATCAAGTGGTGCAAACTCACGGGTCTTGAGATCCTTGAGGAGCGCGATTGGTCTGGGCGTTACATCCCTGTGGTTCCGGTCTACGGTCAGCAGCTCACGGTTGAGGACAAGCGCAAGAAGTACGGCTTGGTGCGGAACGCCAAGGACGCGCAACGTATGTACAACTACTGGCAGACGAGCCTCACCGAGAGCATTGCATTGGCTCCGAAGGCCAAGTGGCTACTAGCCGAGGGTCAGGACGAGGGACACGAGAACGAGTGGGCACAGGCCAACATCAAGTCCATGCCGGTTCTGAGGTATAAGCAGACGGACATCAACGGCAAGGAGGCCCCAGCTCCGCAACGGCTCCAGCCCGAGCCACCGCCAGCGGGTGTTATTGCGGCTGCGATGTCGATTGACAAGGACTTACAGAGCGTGGTCGGTATCTTTGATCCGTCCCAGTTGCCCCAAGGCAATATGTCTGGCAAGGCCATCCGTGGTCAGCAGATGCAGCAGGACATGACCAACTTCCACTATTACGACAACCTAGTGCGGTCGATGAAGCACACGGGTCGGATTATTCTTGACCTAATCCCCAAGATTTACGACCGAGAGCGCGTTATGCGGATCATTGGGTATGACGGTCAGCCTGAGATGGTCACCCTAAACCAGCGGGTTCAGGACGAGATGGGCGTGGAAAAGGTACTAAATGACGTAACCGTAGGCGAGTACGATGTCTACATGGACACCGGCCCCGGCTACCAAAGCAAGCGTCAGGAGGCTGTCGAGGCCATGATGCCCATGATCTCAACGAATCAGGAGTTATTTAATCTTGCGGGTGACTTGGTGTTCAGGAATATGGACTTTCCGGGCGCGGAGGTTATCGCGGATAGGCTTGCGGCTAACAACCCATTGGCCCAGATTGACGAGAAGTCTGAGATACCACCGCAGATCCAGATGAAGCTCATGCAAGCCGAGAAGCAGATTGCTGATATGCAACAAATGATCGCGGCTATGGAGCTTGAGAAGCAGTACCGGTCAGACGTTGAGATGCTCAGACAGGACGGCGAGACCAAGAGGAAGCTCATGGATGTCACCTCGCGGGCATACAACACCGACACCATCAACGAGGCGAAGGTCAACCAGCAGATCCTCAACAGTCAGGCCAACCAGAACAAGGCCGAGCTGGACGCTATAACCAAGATGCTCTTGAAAAAGATGGACATTTCCCAGCTCCAACAAGCGATAGCCGAGAAGGATGCGGAACAGGCTCAGGTAGCCGCGTTTGCGGAACAAGAGGTCAACAAGTCATCTAACCCGTTCTTGCAACAGGAGCAACAGATAGCCAATAGTTGACACCTAACTAGAAACAGTTTTTAATACGATTTACCTACCAATGGGTTCATTGGGTTTATTCTTGGAGTAATCCATGTCTGAAGCAGCACAAGAACCGGCCCGGAAACAGGCGGGGACTGTAGTAACGAGTGAGAATTTAGCTGAGTTTTCGTTAGCAAAATTAGGTTTAGCGCCCGATGGATCTCCCGCTGAGGCCGCAAATGCGGAGCCGGTGGTCGAGGCAGAGGCGAGTGAACCAAGCGAAAGTGAAGCTGCGACAGGTGAAAAGAAGCAAAACCCAAAACTTGAGAAGCGGTTTTCAGAACTGACTAAGCAGCGTGAAGCGGCCCGCCAAGAAGCGGATCGTGAGCGCCAAGCCCGTCAAGAGCTGGAGAATCGGATCAAGGAGCTGGAGACTAAGGCTAACCCTGCGAAAGCAGAACCGGCAGACCCAGACCCTAAACCCGATCCAAGCCAGTTTAATGATGCGCTGGAATATGCTGAAGCTCTGGCTGAGTGGACTACGGATAAGAAGTTGCGGGAGCGTGATGAGCAAGAGATGTCTCGCAGGGCGCAGGAAGAACAGAGCCGTAAACAGGTCGAGTTCCAAAAGCGCGTAGAAACTGCGAAGGCAAATCTGCCGGACTATGAGGACACAATCGCCGCCGCTGGTGATATACCAGTAAGCGCACCGGTTGGGGAATCGATTGTTGATAGTGAGTACGGGCCTGAAATCCTTTACTACCTAGCCGACAACCCGGACTACGCACGTTCCCTTGCGGAGAAGTCATTGACCGCGCAACTACGCGAGATTGGGAAGTTGGAGGCAAAGTTTGAGAAAACTGCGACTCCTAGCAAAAAGGAACCTGTAGCGAAGAAATCGAACGCCCCTGCGCCGATTTCGCCTATCAAGGCAAGCAGTAGCTCCGTGGACACCGGTTTGGATTCAGACCGTGCGTTTCATGGAACCTACCAGCAATGGAAGGCTGCTCGCCTTGCCGGGAAGATTCGGTAAGTGGCAACTACTAACCTTTTATGGAGTAATTAAAAATGGCAAATAATTTGCTAACCATCTCCATGATCACCAACGAGGCGTTGATGGTCTTGGAAAACGAACTTACGTTCACGGCCCGCGTTGACCGTTCTTATGACGAGCAATTTGCGGTTACTGGTGCAAAGATTGGTAATACTGTAAACGTTCGCCGTCCGGGTCGTTTCATCGGTACTACTGGCCCTGCGCTTAACGTAGAGGACTTCAACGAGACATCCGTCCCGGTGACCCTCTCAACTCAGTTCCACGTTGACACCCAGTTCACCACACAGGACTTAGCCCTGTCGTTGGATATGTTCTCGGATCGCGTGTTAAAGCCCGCAATCGCTGCTATCGCCAACAAAATGGACTTTGATGGCACGACTATGGCTACTGACAACACCGCCAACATCGTTGGTACGGCTGGTACTGTTCCCTCCGACATCGCTACGTTCTTAACCGCACAGGCTTATCTGGACGGTGAAGGTTCGCCCCGCGATGGCAAGCGTTCTTGCGTTGTTGACCCCTTTACCGGAGCGTCAATCGTTGGTTCGCTCAAAGGTCTCTTTAACCCACAAGGCACTATCTCGGGTCAATACGAGAAGGGCATGATGGGTAAGGACACCATCGGAATGAACTGGTACATGGATCAGAACATTGTGTCGCACACATACGGTTCTTATTCCACGGCTACTCTCTCCACCAACACAGCAACCTTTACCGGTTCGCTGACAACTGGCTGGGCTCGGACATCCACGATCACAATCTCTGCCGCTACTGCTAACGCTGGACTCAAGCAGGGTGACACCATTCAGATTGCTGGCGTGTTTGCAGTCAACCCACAGAACCGTCAGCCATACGGCGGTAATGTTCTGCGTAACTTTGTCGTGACTGCTGACGTGACGATTACCTCCGGTAGCTCTGCTTCCGTAATCGTATCGCCCGCTATCATCACGGCTGGTCAGTTCCAAAACGTATCGGTTCTTACGACCTCCTCGACTGCTGTTGTCACACCGTTTAACAAGACCGGTGTTGTCAGCCCGCAGAACTTGGTGTTCCACAAGAACGCGTTCACGTTAGCTTGTGCCGACCTTGAGTTACCTGATGGCGTTCACTTTGCTGGTCGCGCATCTGACAAGCAACTGGGTCTCTCGATCCGTGTTGTTCGCCAGTACACGATCAACAACGACTCCATCCCCACCCGTCTGGACGTTCTCTACGGTTGGGCTCCCCTCTACCCCGAACTCGCTTGCCGAGTTGCGGCTTAATTAGGAAAGGAACTTAATCATGGCAAATCCGGGCCCAGCAAGTACCCAAACCTCCAACTTCCTACTAAACGGTAGTGCAGCCGATGGTGTTCTCATCGGTATCGTTGGTGGTGAGGTTGGTTTTTACGGCGAGACCCCTGTGGTTCAAGCCGGTGCTATCTCTCCGCTAGTATCGACAACTGCTTCAACGACCGATATGTGCGCGAGAATCAATAGCATCATTACTGCATTGCAAAACATCGGCATTACCGCCTAAGATGTTTTGAAGCTACGGAGAAGCCGCCCTCAAAAGGGGTGGCTTTTCTCATTTTTAGGAATCGCATGAAGCACATAATGTTGGCAATGCCCGCCTACACAGGCGTGGTTCACATGGGAACGATGCGCTCCCTGATGACTGACTGCATCACCCTGATTAAGCGTGGTGACCGGTTTACATTCGTGGATGACGTAGGTAACGCCATGATTGCCGACTGCCGAGGCGTAATTACAACCAATTTTTACCACTCCGACTGCGATGAGCTGGTCTTTATCGACTCAGACGTTGCGTGGGAGGCCGGTGCTTTATGTAAGCTAATCGACCACCCAGTAGACTTTGTGGCTGGTGCGTACCCTGCAAGGGTTGATCCGCTAAAGTTCAACGTGGGCTGGATTGAGGAGCGTCAATACCTAAGAGCTGACCCAAATACGGGACTTTTAGAGGTGGATCGCGTCCCCACGGGCTTTTTGAAGATCACCAAGAACTGCGTAGCCAAGATGATTGAGGCTTACCCAGATACGTTTTATCACGATGCCGCAGTTAATAACCAGTTCTATCCCCTCTACGAATCGTTCATCGACCCGGAAAAGAAGTGGAAGTACGGGGAGGACTTTTCGTTCTGTAAGCGGTGGAGAGAGATAGGCGGTCAGGTATGGCTAGACCCTGAAATCAACATGGGTCACATAGGCAATAAAATCTTTGAAGGACATATTGGAAATTGGCTTAAAAGTAGGATAATTTCACAACTAACATCTGAGGTGACCCATGAACCAAATCAAAATTCTTAGCCCAACCTTTGCGTTGGATTTAACAACTTCTGCATCTTCTGCCCTGCAAATCGTCCCTAGCTCGCCAACCCGCGCCTATCGCGTGGGCCTGTTGAACACCGGAACGGGTAGAGCTGCCGTGACCTTTGGCACGACTTCAAGCAATATGGACACCCCCGTGATTGCGTCTACGGGCGGCTCTGGGTCGTTAGTCCTACCAGCTAACATGATTTACCCAATGATTATTGACTGCGGAGCCCCAGACCTTTACATCAAGGGCATCTCATCAGGAACCAACACTCTGTACGTTACGTTGGTGGCTACCGAATAAGGATTTACCATGTCGAACTCGACTGCCAATACCCAAACCACCAACATAGTGCCGGTTCAGGGGACGTTTGAGCCCCTGCCTCCCTATGATTGCATCAGCTTAATTGGCCCCGCTGGAACGCCTTTTTTTGCCCCTGTAAGCCCAGTTTTAGACGGGGTGACGATTACCAACAGTACGATTAACAGTACGACTATTGGTGCTACGTCAGCGACCACGGGAGCGTTTACAACCGCAACGGCAACCAACGCCCCAAGCGGAAATAATGACCTGTGCAACAAAATCTATGTTGACTCCTTGGCGGTTGGCCTCCAATGGAAGCAGCCAGTAAACGCGGCAACCACGGTAAATATCACCCTCTCAGGCGCTCAGACCATCGACACGGTCGCGGTGGTTGCGGGGAATAGGGTTCTAGTCAAGAACCAGACAAACGCCTACGACAACGGCATTTATGTAGCTGCAAGTGGCGCTTGGTCAAGAAGCACAGACGCAGACACTTGGAACGAGCTGGTCTCAGCCATTGTGTTTGTTGAGTACGGAACCCAAGGCGGGTCGGCTTGGTACTGCTACGCCCAACCCGGAGGAACTTTAGGGGTCACGGCGGTTCCTTGGAGTAATTTGGCGGTTTCAGGGGTTTACTTTGCGGGAACAGGACTAAATTTAGTCGGCAACACTTTTAGTATCGCCAACACCACGGTTAGCGCGGCTACCTACGGTTCAGCCTCTACCGTCCCGGTTTTTGATGTTAATGCCCAAGGTCAAATTACAAGCGTAAGCAATACCAGCATAGCTATTGGTGGAGCTGCGATAACCTCTGGAACTATCAATTCAGCCCGGATTTCAGGCGATTACACAAACATTACGGCGGTTGGAACCTTGTCGGGTTTGACGGTCAGTAGCACGATTGTTGGGTCTATTTCAGGCAACGCTGCAACGGCAACATTAGCTACAACTGCGGGTGCGGCTACCAATTTATCTGGTGGAACAACGGGCGCTTTGCCTTATCAGTCAGGAGCAGGGTCAACAATTTTTCTGTCGGCTGGTACAAACGGTCAAGTTCTAACCCTTACGGGCGGTGTTCCAACGTGGGCAGCGCCACCAGCAGGATCTGGAACCGTGACATCAGTTGGAACTGCGGGAACGGTAAACGGATTGACTTTGACCGGTGGCCCAATAACCAGTTCAGGAACAATTACTTTAGGCGGTACATTAGACCTATCAAGTCCCCCAACCATTGGTAATACAACTGCAAATACGGTGCGTGGCACGACCGTTACCGCAACCTCTGGTTTTGTTGGAACTAATTTTGATGCTGCGGGATCAGGCGGTGGTAATTTAAGAAATGCTAGTGGAACTCCGCAGATTCAATGGGGCGGCGGTGGCGGTAACAATGTTTCTATTGATGTAGCAATTAACATTAATCCAGCAAATGCTGCGGTAGCAATTAGTCCTACCGGAACTGGAACTGTTGCAATTTCGCCCGCTGGCGCATTGACTGTAAACCCAACAACCGCATCAACTATGAACAATGTGGCGATTGGTCAGACCACGGCTGCGGCTGGGTCATTTACCAATCTTGGGGTCAGCGGAACAATTTCCCTTGCCGGGTCTACCGGTACTGCGGGCTACGTCTTAACGTCTAACGGTGCGTCAGCTCCAACTTGGCAAGTAAACAGTAACGGCGTAACGATTACGGACGATACAACGACTAATGCGACCCGCTACATCACATTTAGTGAGCTGACTGCGGGTACGGAGACAACCCTAGACGTATCGTCTACCAAGCTGCAATTTAACCCATCAACCGGAGTTCTAACGACCACGGGAACAAATTTAACGGGTCTAACCGCATCGAGCGCGGTAGCTACTGACGCATCTAAGAATCTAATTTCGGTAACAAACACAGGGTCTGGTAACAACGTATTGGCAACCAGCCCAACGCTGACCACTCCCAATATTGGAGCCGCGACCGCAACGAGCGTCAATGGGCTGACAATTACAAGCTCAACAGGAACTTTGACGGTTGCTAACGGCAAGACCTTAACCGCAAGTAACTCATTGACCCTTGCGGGAACGGATAGCACCACGATGACGTTCCCACCGACCAGCTCATCGATTGGCTACCTAAACATTCCGCAGTCAGGGTCAGACAAGACAACGTCTTACACGCTTGCTCTTGGTGATATTGGTGAGTTTGTTGGCGTTGGTTCAGGTGGATCGATTACGATTCCTAACTCAACCTTTGCGGCTGGCGATGCGGTCTCAATCTTTAATAACACGACCGGCAACATCACCATTACTTGCACAATTACGACCGCTTATATTGCGGGAACTGATACAGATAAGGCTACTGTGACCCTTGCAACTAGGGGTGTGTGTACCGTGTTGTTTATCTCTGGAACGGTCTGCGTACTAACAGGAAATGTGTCCTAAATGACGGGTATATTCCAGATCCTTTTGGCTGGAGGCCAAGCTGCTCCGTCTATCCTTGCTGACTATCTAGTAGTAGCGGGTGGGGGTGGTGGTGCTAATAGAGGCGGAGGTGGTGCGGGTGGTTATAGAGAATTTAGCGCACAATCTTTTTCTGTTGGCATTGCATACACCGTTACAGTTGGTGGTGGTGGCAGCGGTGGGGGTGCTCCTGTTTACAACACCGGTAATAATGGGTCTGATTCTGTTTTTAATTTAACAACATCTACTGGTGGTGGTGGTGGCGGTGGACAAACGGGTAGTGATGGGGCAAGCGGAAATAATGGTGGATCAGGTGGTGGAGCCGGTCAAACAGGAAGCGGAGGAACGCAAGGAACTGGCGGAAGCGGAAACACACCAAGCACATCTCCTTCCCAAGGTAACAACGGCGGCAATGGCGCAAATGTTGTAGCAACATCCGTTGGAGCAGGAGGTGGCGGCGGTGCTGGAGCGGTTGGGTCAACAGGAACAACAACAGTAGGTGGAAACGGTGGCGCTGGAACTGCATCTTCGATTACAGGTTCGTCAGTTACAAGGGCTGGTGGAGGAGGAGGTGCTGGTACTGGCGGACAGGGAACAGGAGGTGCAGGCGGAGGTGGAAATGCGTCTGGATCAGGCGCCGGAGGAAACGGAACCGCTAACACAGGAGGCGGTGGTGGCGGAACAAATGCTGTAGCTTTTGGCGGCGCAGGCGGCTCCGGTGTCGTAATCATCAAAATCCCATCTACGCACTATGCGTCATTCTCATCTGGTGTAACTTCATCTCTCTCGACTTCTGTTGCGGGATACAACATATATACAGTCACGGCTACTTCCACAACTTCAGAGACTGTGACGTTTGAGCCAAACTTTACTGCTGAATTATTGGTTGTTGCAGGCGGCGGCGGTGGTGGAAGGCTTGGCGGTGGAGGTGGTGCTGGAGGATTTAGAACGGATACTGGATTTTCTGCATCGCTTGGAATAGCATACACCGTAACTGTTGGCGGGGGTGGTGCAGGAGTAGCTAACGCAAACGGAACTGCTGGCAGTAATTCGGTATTTTCAACCATTACATCTAATGGCGGCGGCTATGGTGCAGGAGGTTTGGTTGGTGGTGTAGCGGGTGGTTCTGGTGGTTCAGGCGGTGGAGGCCAAGGATACGGTAGTCCAGCAACAGGTGGCTCTGGTAACACACCAAGTACATCTCCAAGCCAAGGAAGTAACGGTGGAAACGCATCTTCAACATCAGCAACCTTCCCAATTTCTAATGGAGGAGGCGGTGGCGCTTCTGCTGTTGGAGGCAATGGAACGTCTACGGTAGGAGGCGCCGGAGGAAACGGCACAGCATCGTCTATTTCTGGGTCTAGCACAACCTATGCGGGAGGCGGTGGCGGTGGTATTCAAGTTAGTTCTGGGTCGGTAACGGGAGGGTCTGGAGGAACTGGCGGCGGTGGTAACGGCGCTGGAGGAACCGGGTCAGATATCAATGGAAGCAACGGAACAGCTAATCTTGGAGGTGGCGGTGGTGGTGGAACAGGTAGTGGAGCAAACGCTGGTGGAAACGGTGGTTCAGGAATTGTCATCATTAAAGTACCTAGCAACATAGCCGCATCATTCTCTGGTGGCGTTACATCTAGCCTGTCCACATCTGGTGGGTACAACATCTACTCTGTAACCGCAACAAGCACAACATCTGAGACCGTGACGTTTGGAAAAGCGTTTACCGCTGACTTCCTAGTAATTGCTGGTGGTGGTGGTGGCGGTAACTCTGTGGGGGGCGGTGGCGGCGCTGGTGGCTATCGTGAATTTAGCTCTCAAGCTTTGGGTATTGGAACAACCTATACGGTTACTGTTGGTAGTGGAGGAACTGGAGCATCAGCAAGCAATGGGCAAACAAAAGGAACTAGCGGTAACAACTCCGTATTTAGCTCAATTACATCTTCTGGCGGTGGTTCTGGTGGGTGTTCTCAAGCCGTAGGTGTACAACCGGGGACTAACGGTGGGTCTGGTGGCGGTGGTTCTAATTCTGGTGCTGGTGGTTCCGCATCTCCATTGGGGCAAGGAAATAATGCTGGGTCTGGTAGTGGCAGCGCACCTAATTATGGTGGCGGTGGTGGTGGGGGCGCATCTGCGGTTGGGGCCAATGGGACATCAACTACTGGCGGCAATGGCGGTGCTGGAACCGCATCTTCCATTACTGGTTCTTCAGTAACCAGAGCTGGTGGTGGTGGTGGTGGAACACTTGGTGGCACTGCTGGTTCTGGTGGTGCTGGCGGTGGGGCCAATGGAACAACAAGTAATACTACTGCGTCCAATGGAACTGCAAATACCGGAGGTGGGGGTGGAGGTGGCGGCGCAGATTCCGGGTCTGCACCATTTGGAATTGGTGGTAATGGCGGATCAGGTGTAGTCATTGTTAAGATTCCCGATACTCGCACGGCTACCTTTTCAGGCGGTGTTACATCTTCGCTATCGACTGCGGTATCAGGATTTAAGATTTACACCGTGACTGCAACATCTACAACCTCAGAAACAGTAGTTTTTTCATAAGGAGAATCAAATGGCGCACTTTGCCAAATTAGATGCAAACAACATCGTCACCTTCGTGACCGTAGGCCGACAAGAAGATGACGGTAAAGAGGCAGAACTCTGCGCTCGCACAGGCGATGTCTACAAACAGACCTCGTACAACACCCACGGCGGGGTACACGCATTAGGTGGAACGCCTCTGCGTAAGAACTATGC